AGTTTTGTTCACAAGGCCCCCGCGCAACTCTGAACACTTTATCGCTTAACAAACGAAACTATCCTGCCCCAACAACACAATGTCGTCCGTATTCAACAACGTTCGCAACTACCTGCAAGAAAGACTCCAACACGTTAAACGTGAATGGCAAATCTATCAAGCAACTGGTGCTTCCTCTTCTAACATGACCGAAGAACGCATTCAACAACTTCAAGACCTCGACACACGCCGCATGTTCCACACTGCACGTAACGCATTTGACACTACAACCAATACTCCTGGCCCCGTCTCCCGCATTACTGAAGAACAACGCCGCCTCATATATGACGCCGAATCTGACAAGATTATGAACGCTCTCCGCCAACATGACGAAATGCGATCCCAACCATTCGAACTATTCATGACCCGTCCTGACTCAGACCCAATCCCTCCGAACCGCATCGCCGCTCCCGGAATATGGCAATCCCCTCTCCAATTCCACACCGGACAAATCGTCCACGCCGATCCTTCCACTACGTCTGTACTCCACCCTGATGAACATGAAGACTACGCTGAATCCTATCTCCCTGGTGACACTGACCAAGGCTATGAAATCGACCCAACTATCTATGAATTGCTTACCCGCAAATATCCTGAATACCTTCCTTATGCACAGCAATACTGCCGTCCCAAAGGCACAACTGATGGTACATTCCGTGACTTTAATAAAGAACAAAAACCATGTCCCCCCCTCGACTCTGATCGAAAAGAACATGTCCTCAAACACGTCTTTAAACGTCTCGCAATCGACCCCTATCTTCCCCTCCACTTTGTCGACACGCAATACTGCAAACTTCCCCTTGTTACAGGAACTGGCTATCACAACAGATACTCCTATAGACAGAAAGCTCACGCTTCCTTTTCACATCCCCTCCAGTATGGCTCCCGCCCCACCTCCAAAGGCTATTTCTACAACGCAACTTATGAAAACGCCCGCACAATCATTCACAATATCAAAGAATCCGGTGTTCCTTTCAACATCCACTTTGCTCCTGAAGACAGAGATATCACTGATACTGAAATCGATGAATATCGCCGCAAATGCAACAACTTCTTCGACCAATATCCGACACTCCTTTTTACTAGAAACCACATTTCCAACAGAGATGGTACTCTTAAAGTACGCCCTGTTTACGCCGTCGATGACATCTTCATCATTATTGAAGCTATGCTCACCTTCCCTGCGCTCGTTCAAGCTCGCAAACCCGACTGCTGCATTATGTATGGACTCGAAACAATTCGTGGCGCAAACCACAAACTTGACTCACTCGCTCAGTCCTTTTCTACTTATTTCACAATTGACTGGTCCGGCTATGACCAACGCCTTCCCCGCGCTATCACTGATTTATTTTACACCGACTTTTTACGTCGCCTAATTGTAATATCTCATGGCTACCAACCCACTTATGAATACCCTACCTACCCCGATCTAAATGAAGACAACATGTATGACCGTATGGACAAGCTCCTCAAATGGCTTCACCTATGGTACAATAACATGACCTTCGTCACTGCCGATGGCTACGCCTATCGCCGCATGTACGCTGGTGTCCCTTCTGGACTCTTCAACACCCAATTCCTCGATTCTTTCGCTAACCTATATATTCTAATAGATGGCATGATCGAATTTGGCTTCACCGACGAAGAGATTGACTCCTTTCTCTTATTCGTCCTAGGTGATGACAATTCTGGCATGACCAACCTGTCTCTCGCTCGCCTTCATGAATTCATTCAATTCCTTGAAGCCTACGCTCTCACTCGTTATCACATGGTCCTCTCCCACACAAAATCAGTCATTACCGCTCTCCGCAACAAGATCGAATCGCTTGGTTATCAATGTAACTTTGGCCTCCCAAAACGTGACATCGGTAAACTTGTCGCTCAGCTTATCTATCCTGAACACAAGATAAAATACCACACAATGTCCGCACGCGCCATTGGACTTGCCTATGCCTCCTGTGCCTATGACAAGACATTTTATAACTTCTGCAAATCTATCTATAATATCTTTCTTGACTATTATGAGTATGATGAGAAAACTGCTCTCAACCTGTCCCGCTTCCTAACCACTGGACAAGATGACCTTACCACGCAATTCTCATGGAAAATCCTTCCTCCATTCCCTACTAGAGAAGAAATCCGCAAACAGATTTCCTTCTACCATGGTCCACTTGACTATGCTCCAAAATGGAACTTCGCTCACTTTATCAACAAGCCTGATGTTATTCCTCCCTCGTCTAAGACGATGTATGACTATGAAATCGAACATTCCCTTCGACCTCAGCCTGCTCCTACTTTCGTCGCACGTTAATATTTCCGTACCTTTTGTATGTTTTAACACAATATACTTTATGTTTACGCTTTTATAAAAGAAAAAAACAAAAAAAAAAAATTTTTAAAAACAACAAAAAATAAAAAACACT